CAGAACATCTTTAAGTGCATTGTATAGAGTAATAAATGTCTTACCCGTACCCGCACATCCATAGACAGCAAGATTTTTATCTTCTGCATAAGATTCAAATAAAGATTTTTGATTATCAGTGAGAGGCTCAATGTCTCTCATTAGATCAGTATTAATAGGTTTCTTTCTTTTCATCTGCTTTGCCGTCATGTCAACACCAATAGGATCTGTTGTTTTCTTTTTACGTGGCATATTATTCAGATTCTGTCATAACGGACTGGGTTGAAGACTCATAAGATCCTTTCTTAGCTAGTCTTCCGGAGATACCCCCAGATTTTTCAGATTTCTTTAAAACTTCACCCCATCCAGGATTCTTATTCACAAGTTTATCTCTCCATTCCCCCACCTCAACTCCTAGAGCTGGCATCGTAGAAGGATCAGAGTAATCTCGGTACCAATCAGGATTATTATCTTTCCATTTGTCCCAAGCATGGACACTCATGACGACTTCCTTCTGTTCACCAGTGTCTTTATTAATAACAGGGTATGTAGCCAAAATTTTCACCTCCTAAATTTATAACCCGATACTTTATTATTTCTAATTTGAGAAACTAAAGACGGGTTAATGTTATATTTATTAGCAAGTATAACACCTTTTTCTTTACTTGCTCTAATTTCTCTAACTTGTTATATAGTTTTTACAATACCCAGTCTACATCTAAACCTCCAAGTGCTTCGGCACAAGTTGGAAACTGCTCTACAAAGATTTTTTTACATTCTTTGGCAATATCCCTATGTTCTTTTTGAGATCCTGATTTTTCTCGGAGTGCGATATAATGTATCCATGACCGTACCGAACCTGTCATATACAATCTGGTAGGGGTAGCAAGAGGCAATACAAATCTTGCACACTCTTTTGCTATACCATCATGAAGCATCTCTTTATAAAGATCTATTGCTGCATCAAAGTGTCGCTGTATTTTAATTTGGAACTCTTGACGGGTAAACGCATCAATATCATCAATAGAATTTTGACGATTCTTGATGTCTTGACGGCGTAGTTCAGGTAGAGGGATCGTCTCCGCGAGTAGAGAAGAATCAGCATAGCGTTGTGAAAATTCTTGATATGTGAACGAACGGTGCCGAAGCACTTGAGCCGCTACACCTCTTGTAGTGGTAATCTCTAGAGTCATATATGCCTGCTCAAAGATACTCCAGTGCTGATGCTTCACACAATAGCGTAGGAGTCCAGCAAACTTTTCATTCTCTTGATTGGCAGGATTGCTCACCCTTGCACAATAAGCCATGTGCTTCTCTGCATCTGGAGTGACACTGATTAAAGTAACACTGTTCATTTCCTCTCCTGTTTCCTCACTTTCTTTAGTTCTTTTACCTCTGATTTAATCATTTGATATGCGTCTTCAGCAGTTATTTTACCACCCATTTCCATGGCAGCGATAACCTCTACTCTTGTTCCGAAGTGTTGAAGTGCTCTTTCAAATGTGTCTAATTCTTCATACATGGTTAATCTGAGTATCCGTCATCGTCATTAAAAATTTCGTCGTAATCTGAAATGGGTGTGTAGTATGAAGCAGGATCGTCAAAGTTTTCCCGCTTGTCTGTGTAAGCAGTGGGATCAGAATGTACTTCAGATTCTAATGCATCCACAAGAGATTTAAGATTTCTAACAATGAGTTTTAATCTTTCTTTTTTAAGGTATTCCATTATGATTCCTTTTCCCTTTTAAGGTCTTCCATTATGATTCCTTTTCCCTTTAATTATAATACAAAAAAAGGACTTGTCAAGCAAGTCCTTTTGATATTATGTAAGTTACGACACTAAGACTTAATTCAGACGTGATAAGAAATACCACGGTAATTAAGATCGGCACTGTGATGTGAAGCAGCCTTATGTGAAAGGGTGCTTTTATAGTGCTTTCCACGATATACATGCTCAACAGACTCACTGCTGGCTTGCTCGGTCTTGGAAGGTGTATATGATACACCGCGATAGATAGTCATGATTTTACTCCTAAAGTAGTTGGATTTTTAGCCCCGTTCCTTTAGTCGGCTTTTGCGTCCTCTACTTCTAATTCAAAACACGTTGGGTCTGTCTGCTCAATTATTGCAAATCTAATATCAAGTTTATCACCAGCAGTCATAGAAGATCTATTAATACCACCAGAAATCCAATCATATTCTTCACAATTAAGCAACCGATATCCATCGGGTGCTGAGGCAAACAATAATAACGGCAAAGAAAATAAAAACATAGGATGAACGATCCGTTCCGAGTCGGCTTACTTGCGTCTCCTTTAATAGGGGATGAACGTATGTGGTTATTATACCACAGGTATAGCTATATAGTCAAGTTATGTGTTCATTACTACCTTTATAAATCTTCTTTCCATTAACTATCCTCCCACTCCCCATTTCGTCCCAAAATTTAATACCATTCTTTCTTCTATCCGAACGAAGACATGAAGAACGTTCTTTAAATGCTCTTATCTTTTCTCTTTCATTAAACCTTTTCTCCATTTCATCCTCTAAATTTTCTCTCATTTCAACCTCTCTGCTATACCAGCAGCATGTTTATTGTTTTTGATCAACTTATTGTACCATACCATCTCATCTAAGGAGACTTCACGATCTAATTTAATTCTACAAGCGATATCAGTTAATCGCAATCGATAATCTTTGCTTAACATGTTCAATTGCTCTCGGTAAAATTTCGTATTCTCTTTGCTGAATAACTTTAGTTAATGACTGGACAGTATCATGAGGAAAAATATGAACTTGCTCTTGACATATTATAGCACCAGAATCAAGTTCTTCGGTAACATAGTGGACAGTACAACCAGTAGTAGTATCACCACTATCTAATGCCTGTTCAACAGCATGCAGTCCTTTATACTTAGGTAGTAATGATGGATGAACATTTATAATTCTATCTGGAAATGCATTAATAAGTTTAGGTGTTATTATTCTCATCCATCCTGCAAGAACAATAAGATCAACCTTCCATGCTTTCATTACATCAACTATCAATTCTTCATTCTTACTCTTAACATGTGTATGTGGTATCCCTAATTTATTTGCTCTCTTTGATGCTCCACACTTTTCTTTGTTGTGGATCATACCCACAACTTCATCTTCTCTACAAGTTCTTACAATATTCTCGAAGTTTGATCCGTTGCCACTGCACATGACCCCTAATCTCATCGTTCCTCCTGAAGATACTTCTCATATTCTTTTAACTGTTGTTCTGTCCAATTCTTTCTATATCCTGGGCCCAATGCACCTCTTAATAGAGTAACACTGATATCATTAAATGATTTAACTTTTTTATTATTATACTCTCCTGGTTTTAATTTAGGTGGAGGATTCATAAGTTCCATTCTCTCTTGAATAAGACGCTCCACCTGTTTCTTATCTAATCCATCCATAGATCTACAATTATCCAAACAAATTAAAACACACTCATCATCAGTCCAAGGCACTCGCTTCTGAAGTTTGGTATCATCACCATCTGGATACTCAAATCGAATCTTCAGACCAAGCTCCTTCATACTCATTTCAAAAAATTCCCATGCCTATCTAAAAGTTTTACCTGATTAAGATTAGACTTCTGACGTTTCTTAATCTTCTTATATTCTTTAATAAGTCTATCTACTTCATCATTAGAAATATTAACTTTAAGTTTTTCATCCTTACCATGTTTCGTAATACCAAAACCTTCTGAAGCAGGACTTTCAGTTTGCTCTAAGTATTCATTAATCCCTTCTTGAATTTCATCATGAATCAATTCATTGATCTGATCCCTTAGATTTTCATCACTCATCGCTTTTTCTTTGTTTCTGTTGGTTTATTACCCCAAAGTTTTGGATTAATTCTACCCTCTGCTTGGGTGATATTCACTAAATCTTTTTTGTATCTGTCATAATAATAATCAAAGATATCTACCTTCTTGCCACTAGAAACAATATCATAATGAGTATCCTCTTCCTGAATATACTCTACCAAGAAAGCACTTGTCGGAAGAGACCTGTCATCAGCAAGAGTTGGATCACAGTCTCCATGGAGAACTTTCATTCAGGAACGTCCTCCCCACTGAATATCGGGATATGCTTCTTTCACGATATCATAAGTCAATTTGTATTTTTCTACAAGTCTTTTGTCCTTACAGAGACACAGAATTTCTGCCTCTTCAGGATGCAGTCCTTCTAGCATTTGAATGAACATAGTCTCCCTACGAAGAGACGAAAGACTATCATTTCCACCTCTCACAAAATTATAGAGATTCTTGTGCTCTCTACGAAGAGAAGTATGATCAGTACCCACAGGTACTTCATTTTTATTGAAAGGAACATCTCCCTCAGGAACCATAGAAATAACTGTATCATCAAAGTTCCAAATGAAAATAGTTTTTAAAGCATCTGTTTCATATTCTTTCAAAATATCAACTTTCTTTGCCTTTGAGCGTTGCTTACTTACTAACTCAAGAATCTCATGAACAAATGGGTTAGGGGGAAGTTTAATCGTCGTCTTCGCTGGTGTCATAATCGTTTTCAAATCGTACTGCTAAAATTTCATCTGGAACTACATTTCCATGCTCATCAAACATCTCTGGATGAGTATAAGCAACATACTGCTGCTCTAAATGATGCTGTCTTGCTAACCATCCTATCATACCTCCTACCAAAAGAGCAAGGAATGGCATAAAAGTCGTAAGAGTCAAAGTTATTGCTACATTTTCCATGGTATTCTCCCAGAGAAGTTTTATTTCTTTTTTATATCCAAATAAAAATTAAAATGGAAAACAAACTCTCGCTTAAAAAGGGCAATCATATTTCCAAATTTCATCTGAAAAGTTTTAGGTGGTTCTGGTTTCTTCCTCCTACTGCGTAAAAGCAGTTCTACTCCTCGATTGATCTCGGGATCTGGATTATTTAGACTCTTTCTTACGTCGTCCAGGCCTCCTGTCATAACTATACCTTTCAGCATCTTCAATGATGCCTTCTAAAAATTCTTTAATCTTTCTTGCCTGTGGTTTTGGAATGTATCCATAACCCTCACGCAATTGTTTATGTTCATTATCTTGTCCTCCCTCTAGGTATTCTTCTAGATCATGAATAAGATCTTTAATCTCTTTAGAAGTGCTACTACTTAAAAAGTCATCAGCATCTTTTCTAGTTGCCTTGATAACTTTGAAGTAATCATAGAGGTTCAATCGAAATCTGAATGCTGTAAAAGCATCATCAATCGATTCCTCTATGATTGCGTATACTTCTTGATTCATCAAACCAGATTGTTTTCTCGTAGATACTTAACAGTTTCAGTACAACCACCAATGATGGTATCGTCTTTCATGACTTTTGGAAAGGATGAACCTACTCCAAACTTATCATAAAACTCTTTGCGTGTGTAGTCTCTGTTAAGTTTATATATTACGTGCTTAATTTCAGCGAGTTGTAACGCACAGCACACTTTGACGCAATGAGGGCAACCGTCCTTGGAATATACTGTAAACATGTTTAGTCTTTTGACTCCTATGTATTATAGATTTCTTTTACCAATATGTCAAGCATCACTCATGTCTAGAGTGCGTGCTAATGAGAAGGTAGTTGCTATCGTATCTGCTCTTGGAATAGGTGCTGGTGGTATTAGTGGTACTGCTGCCTTTGCGATGATGTGGGTTAACATTCAGAACATCAACACGATGATGAATGAACCTCCTGTTAAACGTCATCCAGAGGCACCTGCAGCAGGCGATGAGGTAATGTATGTGGACTTATCTAGGGAACGCTTAGAGAGTCTTTACAAGGGCGATCAAGAGTAAGCGAAAGGAGTTCTCTGAACTCCTTTTTTTTGTCTCGTCTTACTTGTGTAACAAAAATTTAAATTAACCCTGACATCATCATCAGCGGAAGTTGATGCATGTTCTATTTTTCCATCAAAAATTATAAGTCTATTTTCAACACTCTCAACTTTAATTTTTTCACCTATATTTAAAACAGTATATCCACTATTACTATTCACAGAATACAATGCAACTAGATGTGATCTCTCTTGATCATTTCCCCAGGAGTCCGTATGATATTCGTGCTCAATCACCTCTGATGTCTTAGGATAAAAGTTTGCTTTGCATCGAAAAAATTCTTCAACATTTAGTTCACGAAGAATTGGAAAAAGTAAATTTATGTATTCCGATACTACAAATGGTTTGTTCTGAAAAAATATATGATTCATCATATATTGACTGGGATCAGGGTTATCTCCTAATGAGAATGCAATATTTTTACTATACACCCAATCTAGTTTGCCAAAACATGTATTCTGTATATTTAAAAAATCTCTCTTAGACAAAACATTATCAATTACTTTATACATATTCGTCGCTATCGATTCTGTCATTATTATCATTCATCTCAACATATCCTGTTCTTAGTATGTAGTATCCAATACCTGTTGCGAAGGTAAGTGCTACAAATCCCATATAGGAAATACCGTAAATAAGATTTAAAGTATTCATTTTAATGTCCCCGATATCGATGTGTGTTGTATAGAGAATCTTGACAGAAAAAAAGTAGAGGTGCCAGCATAAGTACGCTTCCTGCTTGGAGAAACATTACATGGGCACTAATAAAG